GCTGGCCTCAGCTTTAGCAGTATCGGGCTTTGGGTACTTGTACGAATCATCAGATGGCTTGATCAATTATGCTGGAGCCACACATCGTCAAGACTATTTGGCCAATAATGGCTACACGACAATCTCAGCAAATCAAGGGCTTTCAGCTGGAATCCGAACAATCACTCAGTCAGGCGATGTTCGCAATGTGGTGGCTCTCAAGTGGCGTGCTGGCACTGAGGAAGTATCAAATCAAGAATCCATCGATCTATTTGGCAAGCTTGGACAATCGATCACAACAACACTGCACAATTCGCTTGATGCTGAGGCACAGGCTCAAAGGTACTTGGATCTGAGATCATTCCCAAGAGCCAAATTTGAGTCGATCACATTCCCAATCACATCCCCTGAGCTATCAGATGAGCAGCGCGATGCGCTTTTGGGCATATTCATGGGAATGCCAATTAGCTTGACGGATCTGCCGCTCAATATCAATGGCGGTCAATTTCAAGGCTTTGTCGAAGGATTCACATGGAGCGTCTCTCTGAATTCAATTCTTTTGACGATAAACATGTCTCCAATCGAATTTTCACTTGTCGCGATAAACTGGGAGCAAGTGAATGCAGCAGAACAGTGGAACACACTGAGCAATACACTCACATGGGAAAGAGCAACAGGAGCGGTGGCATAAATGGCAACGACTACAAATTTTGGCTGGGAGACGCCAGACGATACTGATTTGGTCAAGGATGGTGCAGCGGCAATGCGTACGCTGGGCAATTCAATTGATACATCATTTGTCGATCTTAAAGGCGGCACATCTGGCCAGATGCTCACAAAGGCATCAAATACTGATCTAGATTACACATGGGTGACGCCGCAAATTGGCGATATCACAGCAATCACAGCCACATCACCATTGACAGGTGGCGGCACAAGTGGAGATGTCACTGTCGGAATTCAGGCGGCATCGACCACTCAATCCGGTGCAGTACAGCTCACTGACTCGACATCGAGCACATCAACGACAACAGCGGCAACGCCAAACAGCGTCAAATCTGCCTATGATTTGGCAAATGCGGCAGTAGCAAAATCGATTGTCGATGCTAAGGGTGATTTGATAGCTGCAACGGCCGCCGATACAGTCAGCCGATTGGCAGTCGGTACAAATGGACAAGTTCTAACAGCAGATTCAACGGCAGCAACAGGCTTGGCTTGGACGGCTGCGGCAAGTGGTGGCATGACTTTGCTTTCAACCACCACTCTTAGTGGAGCATCAACGACAATCAGCAGCATTTCAGGCTCTTACAATCGACTCATTGCTTATGTTTATGGCGTGGCGAATGCGTCTGCAAATTATCTGATGTCAATTCAGCCAAATGGCACTGCAAATCTTGCTTATTATCCAAACCACGGAAATGTGAATAATATCTATTCCACAGATAAAAATACCAACGCAGATATATTTGGAAACGCCACCTCTACTCAAGGCAGCACAAATAACAGCACAGTATTGATCATCGACAATTATGCGTCCACAGTCGCTTACAAGCCATTTCAATACACAGGATTTTTGACAGCGACGGCTGGAGATTATGGATTCACATCATCTGGCGGAATTAAGACAAATACTGCAATCTCATCCTTGAAATTTGTTCCATCATCAGGAACATTTAGCGCAGGTACAGTCCTACTTTACGGAGTCAAATAATGCCAAATCCAACAATCAGAGTACATGACATCGAAACAGACGAAATCATCGATCGTGAAATGACGGCGGCTGAGTATAAAAAACATCAAGACGAAACAGCGGCAATGCAAGCTCTTATCAGCGAAAAGGAAGCAGCCTTGATTGCTAAAGCGGCTTTGCTCGACCGTTTAGGTATTACCGAAGCCGAAGCGAAGCTCTTGCTGCAATGACATATCCAAAGGCCACAGCGGCTCACGCAATTGAAATCGCCAAGACTGAAATTGGCTATGTGGAGACACCCGAGAACATCACCAAATATGGCGAATTTACAAAGGCAAATGGATTGCCGTGGTGCGGATCATTCTGCAATTGGGTGCTGGCACAAGCTGGCGTCAAGGTTCACTCAGTCGTCAGCACAGCTGTCGGAGCTCACAAATTCAAGGAGATCGGCCGCTGGCATGAAGTGCCTGCAATCGGCGATTTAGCATTCATGGACTTTCCACATGACGGCGTCGATCGCATCAGTCACATTGGCATCGTCGTCGGCATCGAAGGCAAAACAGTGACCACCATTGAAGGCAATACATCCGGCACTGGCGATCAGCGCAATGGCGGAATGGTCATGGTCAAGCAGCGCACCATCGGCAAAGAGATTGTCGGCTTTGGCCGTCCGAAATATGTGCCATTCAAAGGCGAATTTCCAAAGGTAGAAATGCCGTCACCAACAAAGGCCGAAAAGCCAAAGAAGGAGAAAAAATGGAGCAAGTAAAGGCAATTGCAGCAAGCTGGGCAAGATCATTTCTTGCAGCTGCGCTCGCACTGTACATGGCAGGCGAGACAGATCCCAAGACATTGGCGATGGCAGGCGCGGCCGCTGTTGCACCGGTGATTTTGCGCTGGCTCAATCCAAAGGATCAAGCTTTCGGGTTATTGGGGAAGTGACTCGGAAGGTACTGACGGCAGCTCTAGGGTTATCGCTTTCGCTAGGGCTGTCGTCATGTGCCTATCAGGGATGGACGCGCTATGAGTGCCAAGAATTCGACAACTGGCAAAAGCCTGAGTGCAATCCGCCACAATGTAAGGCTACGGGAGTCTGTACTGAGGACATATTTGGAGAGGATCCGCGTGCCATCACATCAACGCAGATTGACCAATGAGCAGCTTAAAGCTCGACTCATCGTATTCATTGGGGTCTGTCTAGCTCTCACATTTGCATTTTCTGTCGCTGGGATGCTGTACGCGCTGATTTTTGTGACTCAGCCGCTAGGCGATCAAGCTCCCAATGATCGAGCATTCATTGAGCTACTTTCAACGCTTACAATTTTCCTAACAGGCGCATTGGGATCAGTTCTTGCATCAAATGGATTGAAAGACAAGCCAAAATCGATCGATGACACGCCGAGGAACACGCAGGATTCTTGACGATGTCGGTGATGTGGTTCATGCTCTTACATGGGAGCAGGCCTTGCCACGGGTCAGGCGAAATGCAGGGCTTGCTCCCCTAACAGAAACGGGAGCAAAATGAATAAGTTAGATCAAATGCTGGATACACTGGTCAGAAAACATGCCAAAAATTGTGGCTTAAATCAGGATCATGAAAATCAAATGGCGAAAGAAATTTCAATTTTGGTGATGTGCGGATATAACACTCGCGCTGAATTGATCTCTTTGCTCAAGAAATCATTGGTGGCATAAATGGCAATTGAGCAAATCATCGGCTTTGCTGTATTGGCACAGCTAACAATCGGAACGATCTTGTACTCAATGGGATACAGGGATGGCAAGTCGGTCGGATATATGCGCGGCCGCGCTGTGCAGATGGCAGCGATGAAAACAAAGGCGGTCAAATAAATGGCCGGATTCTTGGATGGATATGAGGATGTGGCTGCACGCATCAAAAGACTGCACAGCACATTTCCATCAAATCGCGTGGAGACATCGATCATCGATTTCAATGCACAAGCTGGATATATTTTGGTGGAATGCCGGATCTTTCGTGAATATGAGGATGAGAAGCCGTCGGCTATCGATTACGCATTCGGACGGGTCGAATCGTACAATCCAAGCATGAAGCGATGGTTCGTCGAGGATACTGTCACATCGGCCATCGGACGCTGTGCAGGGCTATTGCTCGGATCTGAGACAAGGCCGACAAAGCAAAACATGGAGCAAGTCGAAACAATGCCAAAGGCATTTGTGGACAAGATTGAGGATGATCCTTGGTCAAAGCCATTTGCTGAGGATGGATTTGCCACAGCTGCAACGGGCATTGCTGAGATTGTCAATCAGCTCGGCGGTGAGCTCATTGGAGAAGCTCCACAATGCAAGCATGGTCACATGATTCTCAAATCGGGATCGAGCCCAAAAACGGGCAAAGATTATCGAGGACATGTCTGCCCAGAAAAGGTCAAAGCCAATCAATGTCCGGCAATTTGGTACACGCTCGGATCAGATGGCAAATGGAAGGTGCAAAGCTGATGGCTGACATGGAGATGATTCGCATCGCCACAGGCGAGCGCACACGATTTATGCAAGATGGCACAGTCACCAAAGATCAAGTCGATCCGCCAAAGGTTGAATGGTGCGATCGATGCGAGATGTTCAAGCGATTTGATGGTGGTCGATATGACACAGTCATGGGATCGCCTGAGCTGTGGTACTGCGAGCTGTGCAAATGAAAATGAAAGTGTCTTTTGATGACATGATGGAATCGATTGAGATTGCTTTGCTGCGCATTCGTGAGATCAACGGCCGTCCAGATCATTCATCGAGGTACGACAAGAATCTGTCATTTCATGAATATGTCTGCCAATTGGCTGAATCGATCTGCGCTGAGATTGTGGTGGCTCGATACTTTGGGAACAAGGATTTCAAGCCGACAGTGAACACATTTAAGACACAAGCTGATGTCGGATCTCGCATCGAGGTCAAGTGGACAAAGTACGACTCAGGGGCATTGATCATCGGTGAGAGTGATCGCAATACTGACATCGCTGTACTTGTCACGGGCAAATCGCCTGTCTATGAGATCCGAGGATGGATCCCAGTGTCAATTGCCAAAGATCAACGATGGCGCAGGCGCGACAATCCGACATTTTGGGTCGAACAATACAATTTACATCCCATCGAGAATTTGAGGAGATCCAGTCATGGAGATGCTGCGCTTTCAATGTAGGGTCGAAAAGAAGATCACCAATCATGGCGTCAAAATGGACGAAGTGAAGCTTGGTGATGGCATGGTGCTTGTGCAATGCTTGGGATGTGGCGTCATGGGCGTCATGGCTAGGAGCGATGCACATGCCTGAATATGACTACCGATGCGAAGTCTGCAGCAAGGTCAAGACTGTCAAAAGGCCATTCAATGATGAGCTCGATCGAGCACCTTATTGTGATGGATGCACAATCCCGATGGCAAGGATCTACAGTGCCAATCCGGTGCATTTCAAGGGTCGAGGCTGGGGTGGCGACAAATGAGCCATGTGACGATGACTTATCTCTGCAATTGTGGAGCTTTACTCAAAGTAGCAGGCAAATATGTGATGGACACAGCCTTTGCCATGAATGATGCAGTGATCGATCATGAGGATGTGACCTGTGGATAACCTGTGGACGACACGCAGGAGACGCGCTCAAGTTGTCCACATTCTTGACTCATCCTTGACAGTGCCGCTACCGTCCAGCTCTGCAAGCGAGCGGCTGAAGCCGTGTGGCTCGCTAAGGAGACTGGCGGTCTGGGGAGCCTTTTGCCTGTTTACAGGCTCGATTGTCTT